TCGTCATAGTATTTAAGTACACCAACAGGGCCAGGAATTTCTTCTTGAAGAATAAGAGCTCCAAAAAGAGACTGTACTCTATCGAGAGTTCCAGGGAAAGTCGGGAAGTCATTTGTCTCAGAGATAACATTTAAATTCACAAGCTCAGGAATAGAAGTCTTTGCAATCTTCGCGGTTACGGATTCATTTCCGGCCCAATCAATAGCCTTGATGAAATAAGCACCAGTTCTTGCTTGCGTGAAAACCATTGTTTGGTTTCTGTTTGCGTTCATGAGAATAGTGGTTTGATCCCATGTTGCATCTTTGTTTGGAGAGTATCTAATTTGGTAAACATCAATATCGCAATCAGCGACAGGCTTCCACTCAATCTGAAGAGTTTCGTTTGTAATGTTTAAGGCCAATAAATCAACATTGCTTGGAGGGTCTGTTTTTGCGCTTGGAGTTTCAGAAATTTCTACTGTCTCACCAAGGGTTATTTTAATCCCTCTTGAATTAACTGCAAGAATTTTAAATTTATGGAGCAAGCCAAGATCATTGACGCTTACGATGTATCTGTAAGATTCAGTTCTTGAAGTGTCAAAGAGCTCATATCCTTGACCGTTTATATCAACGTAAATCTCAAAGAGCTCATATACGTTATCAACTGGCCCTTTCCACGAGAGATCCACAAAGTACTCGTACTGATTATTTACACAGTCGTAGCTTGTTTCATCAACCGCAAGATCAGTAATTGAACCAGGAGCACTTAAATCTGAGCCCTGTATTCTTGAAATTTGCGGGTCATAAATTGGCAACGTGTCTGTTGATTCTGCATCGTGAACCGCATCTGCTTTTTCAACGAGAATCAATGTTGCAGATAAGTCTTGATTTGGTTGAATTTCTTTAACAAGACAGTCAATTGTTATTTTGGAAATTTCTCCCCAAATAATTAAGTCACCAACTTCAGGAAGATTGCCATCAAGATCAGCGGTGCTTGGCCCTGTGATTGTCATGGTGTCAGTGGTAAACTGCCCTGTCTTTGATCTGAAAGTGTAGCCATAATTAACTAGCGGCTCAGTCGTAAACTCATCGTCAATCGTCACGGTGTTTCCACTAACTGATCGAACCCTGGCCGGAACCCCGCCCACCCTCATGATGTCTTGAGTGAGAAGAACATAGTCTCCGCGAGTACAAACAAGATGCTCAAAATCCACAGTGATCTGAATATTTTCTTGTCGTAGCCTTCCTTGTGCGAGCATATAGCGGCCATAGCGCCAAGCTTGCTCGGGATTAGTACAAGCAAAGGTTTTAATCTCTTCAAAGGTTTCAGCGGTCGTGGCATCGTAGCCGTCATCATAGACCACGGCTTCCTTGAGCTCCCATCCTGAGCCTGGGTCAACGTAAGAAATTTTTAGAGCGTGAGGAGGAGTCACATATCTTCTATTTGATCTAAAGTCCCATGAGTTTCTAGGTGTAAAAACTTGCACTGGAATAGTTTTTAACTTGTCGATCAATACGCCGTATTTTCCATTGACCACGTTTAAGCTTGCTTGGGCGGCACTTGAAACTTGTTGTAATACTTGCTGGAGAGTTCCGGTATAATCAAGAAGAAAATTACATCTGAATCTTTCGTTAAAAAATCCATCGGTAAAAGAAACCGGAGCAGTCGGAACTTCGTCGCAAAACTCTGCCCACTCTGAGATTGAATCAAGTTCAAGGCGAGACTTATCTATGGCCCGTTTATTTACTTCGCCCGTGAGAAGGTCAACAAAGACCCACGCCGGATTAGAGCTTGGCCCCTTAGACCATGTATCTGTGTTTGGGTCATACTGATCTAGTACGCTAGTGCATATTGCGTTTAATGTTTGCACGTTTCCATTTAGCTGATCTGTTGCCTTAATTTTCATCTCAAGAAAAACGTGTCTCTTGGTTGTGTTTACAGTATTTGTTTGAAAGCGAGTGTTAAGGTCAACCCAAGTCAAGTCATCGAGTATCTGGTAAGTGGCCCCGCCGTAGGAAGTCGTTCTTGTGATTCTTATTTTAAGTGACTGCTTAGTTCTTGGCGTGAAGGTCATCGTGGTGAAGTAAGCGTTCTGGGTATTGGCCGTAGTAACAAAACGACCAGAAGGAATAACCCTAATTAATCTGTCGTTGCCTGTTCTTGTTATATACTTAGCAGTCTCTTCGTCTAGCGTATTGTTGTTTAAAAATCTTTGTATTCTTGCAAACAAAACCACGCTTCTAGGAACTGAGTTAAATGTTGTTGGATAGAAACCGCTAACAGGAGCACCAACACTTACCACTCTTCCAAGAGATTGCGAGTTTACCGAAACTTCAGTATCTACAGGGAGAGATTCGGATAGATAAATAATAAACGGAAGATTTTCCTTTATTCCATATAGCTGTCTTTTATAATAATAGTTTCCATTAACATAAGAGCCGTACTCTCCCGCAGAATAAAGAATAATATTTTCTGGGTTTATATAGTTAGGTGAGTACACACTATCAGGGCTATAGTTTCTGTCTTCTAGGAGCGTGAAATCATCGACGTTATAATCATCATAATTAACAAAAGCACCAAAGAACGAACGGTCGGGCGAGAGCTCCACTTCATTATAATCATCAAAAAGTTTCCAATCATTTGTCCCTATCTCTGCGAACTCAACTTTGAGCTCAACTGTTCTTGCTATCCTTGATCCATCTGTTCCAAAAGTAGTGAGGCCCTGTGGAAAAACAAAGTTTAAAAGAATTTCTTGTTTAACATTGTTTTGATTTGCAGAAGCGTTTCTTATAACTTCTATTGGTTGATCGACGCGGTTTAAGTTTACTGAGATGTTTTGCGGGTCAACGTCACCTTTGTATAGAGTAAATTCTTTTTCAACAACCTCATCCCAAAGACCTTCGCTGGTAACTGGTTTATTTGGGTCAACAAGGCGATATTCTACTGACTGATATTCAGAGAGCTCAGTTTCTCCGATTCTAATGTCTTCAATAGCAAGTGGCCCTAAACCAAAATCATAAACAGCATAAAGAAACTGTACTCTCTTGCCTGTATTTGGGTCTGCTTCTGTCTGAGTGTAGGGAGCATTTACTATATTTGGAAAAACTCTAAATGTTCCGTAAACCTTTGGCACGTTTCCATACTTCTTGGCGCTATTGCTCTGACTTGTAATCGAGTACATCTGAGAGTCTTCATAGTTCGTGAAGCCCGCTCCCCTTGCGGCGTTGTTCTCTACGGGAATAAGTGCATTTATTAAAAGCGTACCAGCAAGACCAAGTCCAGCGGCAAGAAGATAACCACCAGCTCCCATTGTTGCCACTGTTCCACCAAGCAAGGCGGCGGCAGCGGGAGCGGCCAAAACACTGATCGCCAAGATAGCGCCGATTTTTACAAAGCTTCCAAAGTCTCCGCCATCTGGTAGCATGGCAATTAAAACTTCTGCGCCATCTTTAGGTCTTGTCCTTGGCCAGTAAGCTTTATCAATTCTGTGACCGTTTACAAAAATATGGAAATACTTAGAGAGATCAATTTCTTTTGGAACATTTAAAGTTTTGTATGCACGTTTATAAATATCTTCAAGAGTATCTTTATTGGTATGAGGAATTTCGGTTTTCTTTCCCCTTAATGGATTTGCTTGAATTTTAGCCATCGGTAATATCCCTCGATTCGCTTGGCCCATTTGAAGTCGATGCTCTCAATGCAGCTATCTTTACCGCGTAAAGTGTGAAGCATTTTATTTCGACCTAAATAAACACCAACATGGATAGGATACCCTGCAAGTTGTGCTACAACAATATCGCCGAACTCGGGATTTTTTACCGCAATAAATTCTTCGCTAAATTTTTGGCTTTTTATCATAGAAACTATCTCGTCGCGCTCTATGCTGCTTGCGTCATATTTATAATTGAGAAATTTAAGTCCATATAGTCGCCTGTAAAACTCTGCTACTAGCTGGTAACAATCGAGCTTGGAATAAGGAACTCCGATTAGGCTAAAAAATTCCTGGGAAATTTGAGGGGGAATATCGCTCACTAGTCACTTCCGTATTTAAAAAATCATCAAGGTAAAGCTGGCCACTGATTCTGTTTTGGTCATAAGTAATATTTTGCAGCTTGAGCTCACCTAGTTCAATCTCAACACTATCAGGAAGTGAAGCCAAGACCATTTCAAGTTTACAC